ACATTAGCTTTAGCTTCATTGTCTATATTAGAAACGGATAAAAGCCGGAAATATGTAAACATATCTTCTTTGTCTTCGGTTTTTAGATATTTATATATATCTGTTGTAGAAGAAAAAGATACGTTTTTGAATAATATCCATGGTGGAATGTGATCCTTTGTGTTTCTATAATGAGATGTTGGTGTATCATGGGTTTCATTGCATAATTTTAAAGTGTTATTTAATAAATTTCTAAGATTCTGCCGTTTGTCTTTGTCATTAGAGTATTTGTAATTCTTAGGATTTAGATATTCAGTTTCTTTCTCAGATATGTTTTTGGCAATGATATAAGAAAGAATAGTTTTAAATGAATTCTCTGCATATCCAGCATATTTAACGATAACACCTTGAATATTTTTGTTAAATATATGTGTTGTAAATAACTGTTCAATTCCTAATCCTGGTATAAATACATCATCCTTTTGGTACAAATCTTTATAACCATTAACGAGGTCATAGTATGATATAGAAGATAACGCCTCAAGTGCGTAATCGCGGTTATTTATAACTAAATGTTTTTCGTTGATAAGTTTATTTATTTGTTCTTCAAAAGTTAAAAACGGTTTATCCAATATAGTTTTCTCCATAATAAAATAAAATCGAAAAAGCCTTGCCACAAATATATGTAGCAAGGCTTTTTCTTCGCTGTCCATTTAAGTATCAGCTATTTAACTTGACTACATTATATTTGTAAGGAAACTAAAAGTCAATAATTTTCAAATAAAATTTTATAGTATTTTAACAGTATCTCCTAAATTGATAATATTGTTTTGCGGTCTTTGTATTTTTGTTATCTGTTCTTTATTGACAAGTAATGCTTGCTCAGAGTATATTTTTTCAGCTTGCTTAAAAGGATCTACAAATGAGGCAAAATTGACTTCGGCCTTTTTTTTACAAATTGAAAATTCATCAAAGACTTCTTGTATTTGCAATACATCTTTAATGTGATCAAGAGTACCGAGACTTTTTCCAGAATCTGGATCCGTTATTTCAGGACCTATTTCAACAACCTGAACATTTTCGCCTATGGTAGCACCTTTAGTTCTTCCATAGTTAATTAAAATAGAGTACTTATCTAAAATTTTTATGACTTTAGCAGTTTTCATAATAATTCTCCTTAAAATTAATATTTCTGTCTGTTTTCTATCACTGAACCAAACAGGTAATAATCATGAGTTAAAAGCATATCTTTAGCAAACTTTTCGTTATTGAAATTTAAATGTCTTTCTTTGAGCAATTCAATTTGCTAATCAATTGTTAAAAATTCTTGCGGTTTTTTATTCATATATTTCTCCTAAATGCAAATAGAGGACTTAAGATATATATCTCAAGTCCTCTATTCACAGCCAAACAAGTTAGCCATATCTTCTTGAGATATAATATCGTTTTTTGTTAACAATGTCAACACGAAATGTAAAAATCTTTATCATTTTGTTTAAGAAAATTACATTTTTATTCAATTTT